AACAGTACGAGACTGGAGGGCAACTCCAACAGGACTGCCATCACAAAGCTTTCGTTAAAGCCGAGGTTTCCGTCGGTAAACCGACCGCAGCTAGCCGCAACATCTCCAACCAAGACACCCCACTCATGATCGAACTGTCAGCATATACCCTTGCCGCAGCCCGCGCCGTCAAGGCCCACGTCCCCGCGTATCTCTTCCAATATAATAACCAACAAGTCGGTAATATCGTCCAACGCTTCCACGAAATGTTCGATACGGTATGTGTCAGTGACTACTCAAAATTTGACGGCACACAAAATGCGTTCACACTGGGCATTGAGAAACTCATCTACTACCACTTGTTCCAGGATGACAAGATTCTCGCGCTTCTCAACTTCTCAAGGTCCCAATCATTCCGCGCGTCTGAATGTTTCGCATATCAGCCAGGGTATACCCGTATTTCAGGTGCGCCCGAAACCTCACTATCAAACACACTAGTTAACCTCTCAATTATCTACCTTGCTCGTGTGTATGGCACAGACAGACCACTTGACGTACCGATCTTACCGCATGACCCAAACAAAATAAAAGCATTATTCAACCTCTGCCTTGCAGGTGGAGATGACGGTAACGCTTACAACCTCGACCCCGACGCGCTTGAGCGGATGGCCACTTTCTTCAAGTTGCGACTTGAATCAGAAACCATTCCGACTACGAGCCCCACCACATTGCTAGGCACCTTTTACCCCAGCCCCCGCTCCAGCCCTGGCGCGGTGTCTGATTTGTCACGAGCAATGGCCAAGATACACGTTGGCCTCTATAACACCCCATACTCGCGTCGAGAACAATTATACCATAAAGTCAGCGGATATTTGACGTCCAACCATATTACTTACCCCACATTCACAAAGTTCCTCCGCCAAACACTTCGTCTGTGCGGGGCTATGTCCCGCACCGGTCACGACCCTCGGGACCTTCCTTGGACCGCCTCGATGGGCCAAGTCAACCCTACCGAAGAGATCACCCACGACATAATCATCCAACAAGACCCTAAACTACACGACATCCTCGAATCAACTGTCACACTAACCACACTAGCTGATGTAGTCAATCTATCACATGATCTACACACGATGTACCCCGCACCTCTCGATGCTTTGGACACCAACACCGTGGCGACAGCGTCACTCCGCACAAACCTCCCGCAAGATTACATCAATGAACTAGACCGTCATGACAAACAGATCGTGGCGACCGAACCCGTCACTGCGAATATTGTCTCAGCGATCACGGCTGCCGTGAAGAATCTTGGTAAACCGCACGTCACAATTGTTGATCTCACCACGGGACCTGGAGGTATGGCAGCTGGCCTCATCAACCTTGACATACCCGGTGTCCGCACAACTACGCACATCTACTACAACACCCCAGAGACCAAAGCCAA